CAGTAGCCGGTACAGTTTCCATGACAGTTTCTGCTTGGAATTTAACCAAAGCTTCACTTAATAATGGATGATAAACGCCACATGCACCTTCCCAAGGCTCTGAACGCTCTTCAATTTTCATGCCAAGTAGCTCAAGCCCATCTACATAGGTCTGTATCCAGTCTTTTCTTGAGTTAATGTCATTTTCAACGTCATCTATAAGCTCATTACAGATAGTTAGTAGTTCTTTTTCGTCAATATACTCTGCTAGATTGGCATCAAAATCGTCAGGACCTTCGCTTTCAGGCTCTAATACAATCTCTAATCCATCAATAGTAACCGAATCTGGATTTTCTATTTCAATTTCCAGAGGTTCTTGTGCTTGAGATATTGCTTCTAATCCCATTGGTGCTTGGTATAACGATTTATCCATTGCCATAATAATTTCCTTTTAGTAATAGGCTGCTTTACGTTTTGATTTAAAGTATTTCACTTCATCTTCTTCATCCGTATCTAGCCGTATAAAGCCGCCTTTTCTAAAGCGGATTAAAGCTTGCGTTGTAGAGTCAACTAAGTCATCGTGATCTGAATTAGGAAAAGCGGCAAGTTCTTCAATAACTTCTTCAGCCCATCTTTTACGTGGTGCCCACACTTTTCCTGATGCAAACATATCAGCAACAGAGTTTACTCTTGAAATCTTATCATTTCCACGGGTAGGTGTATATTCTTGTACTGGGATACCCATTCTTCTAAGTTCAAACACTAATGGCGCACCTGAAGCTTTAGCTTCTACTACACAAGCGTCTGGCTCCCATTCTGTATACATATCCATAGCTCGTTTTTTAAGTTCTGGAAACTCTAGCCGTTCTTTTAATGCATCTAATAAAATAATATTAGCATCATTTGGGTTTTCGTTAATATAAAACACTCCCCATGTAGTACATGCTGAATAGTCAGATCGCTCGTTTTTAGTAAAAGCTGTATCCCATGACTGTATAATAAACTCACATGGCGGTGGTCTGTCCTCTTCCCATACCTTCCACCACTCTCGTTTAACAATTGCACCTTCTTCAGATGTAGGGTCTTGTTGATACTGTGCTTGCCACTTAGATAAAGGTAATTCATTCCTTAACTTCAGCAACTCGTCTAAAGGCCAGAACTCAGGCCACAAAGGTTTATCATTCGGCATAAGGGCTGGTAGCTCAATGACCTCCCATTCATCCCCATCTCGTTCAATCATACTTTGCAACACACGACCCGTTAAGTCTCTTTTACCCCATCGGGTCATAACAATAACAATAGAGCCACCGGGTTGAAGCCGTTGCCTAGGTCCAGAGGTAAACCACTCATGCACCTTATCATAAATAGTCGGGTCATTTTGAGCTAGTGCTGCTTCTTGCTCACTATGGGGGTCATCAATGATAAGTAAGTCCGCACCCTTACCCGTTACCGTTCCCCCAACACCGATAGCGAAGTATTCACCATAAGCATTAGTACTCCAACGTCCAGCCGCCTTAGAGTCAGACCTTAGTGCTACATTAGGAAACACATTCGCATAAGTCTCACCATCTACCAAGTTCCGTACCTTACGACCAAACCCAACAGCAAGCTCTGCTGTATTAGAACATTGGATAATCTTCTTATTAGGATACTTACCTAAATACCATGCCGGCAACAGATAAGAGGCAAACTCACTCTTAGTATGTCGTGGTGGCATATTAATAATTAACCGCTTTGTCTTCCCTGCCGCTATCTCTTCAAACTTCTTTGCCATCAACGCATGGTGTCTACCCAAAATAAAATTTGGCCACATTGCTTTAACAAACGACATGAAGTTCTTTTGACCCATCTCTCTTAACAGAGAAGTTTTATACTCCTCCGCTATTAACTCTATATTCTCACGATCACTTTCTGGCAAAGATTCCAAAAACTCTTCAAGTGTCATACGATATCCCTAATTCTAAGAGAAGTCGGTCTTATACTCCTAGCCTTTCCCTTAGTACCCTTACATAAGCCAATCTTAACTAAGTGCCACATCTTCCTACTTGTATTACCTCTACCACTCTCACCCGTCAAATACATCACATCATCCACACTCGGACCAAAGCCAAACTTAATCCAAAACTCTTCTATCACATGGTATATCTCTTTTTGTGCTGGGGTCATATCAACTCCGATTTTTTTAAAATATTTTTTTACTCAATTTTCATTTAAAAACATATGGGGGGGGTCTTCTAAACTCGCCACATAAAACACTTCAAAACAACCCATTTTTTACCTAAAATTCATGTTAGTGAACGCTCACTTACATCTAGGTTCACCTGACCCTAGATGTTCTGGAACTATATGATTTATATACATAATTTTTCCATTTTTTTGCATTTTTTATTTTTCCAAAATGTTAGTGGTTACTAACTTTGGATTAGCTACGGATTCATTGTGTGGAATACTATGCAAGTATGACGAGGTTGCTGCACCTAAAAAATCGGGGGTGGGGGTGGGTGGGGTGACGATATCTACGTTTACAGTGCTGTCGGCAACTGGTGATTGGGTGCTGTGGTCTGCTGTGCTATCAGCTACTGTGCTATCGCTATCTATATATACAGTGTGTGCGCTGTCTGCTGTGCTATCAATTACGCTGTCGCTGTGCTGTGTGTCTGTGTGCTGTGATGTGTCTGTGTCATTCATGCTGGGCTGTTCATCATCATCTATATGATGTGTGCCAGTAAGTTCAGCCAGTAAGTCATCTGCACTTGTATACTCAGCGTCAATGGCTTGGCTGTTAGTAATTGCCAGTCGCATAGCATTCATTAGCTTGGCTCTAGCATCACTGCTATCTGTAGTTACTACTGTCTCACGTCTCTCTGTGAACAATGCGACCTCTGTTATCTTCCCCAGCAACTCCAATGCCTTGATACGTTGCGCTGGTGCTGTGTCCTCTGAAATGGCGTGAACAGTGAGTTCGTGTATCGTTAAAGCTCTAATGTGTGCAGGAGTTTGATATTTCTGCGCCTCTAATGCCAAGCTGATGCGATTGGCTAAATTGATTATGTGGGGATTCTTAGCTATCTTCTGTGCATCGCTTGCCTGATTTGATGGTTTGCTCTTAGTGTTATAGGCTGTTCGGTATGCGCCTGCTTTAGTATTGCCTTTGGCTAGTTCTTCAGCGAAACGCTTTTGTTTTGCTGTTAGGTTTACTTCTGTACCATTTCCTAATAACAGTCTATCCATAGGTATTAGTTCTAGTCCTTGTTGTATTTGTTTTTTTGTTAGCTTACGCATCATGGGCTGTTTCGCTTCGCTGTTAGTTAAACCCTGCCGTTTTGCATGGGTATAAAGTAAGTATGCCGTATAGTAATGCTAAACATGATAACAATCAACTGTCTTGCAACTGGGTGAAAGTATCGGTTATTACCCTATGTCATAGTATTGCCTATCTATAAATAATCGCTTATAGCTCGTTTCTGTGCGTCTAGTTTTATCTGTTTCACTTCGTTTTACCCACTTTTAACCATTTAACGCCATTTCAAGCAATTCCATTGATCGTGGGGATTCTTATCGGCATTTTTTATCTATACCATGCAAAATAATGTCTTTAGGGTATTGACAAGCAATAGGTGTGAAGAAGATAATTCTATTTAACAGGTGGCGAGAAACTTAACCATCTATTGCAAGCAACTTAACTTAGGAGAATCACATGAACTTATGTTACACGATAATAGAAGGCAAACCCGCAGGCATGAACGTAGGCATTATTAAAGAAGGTATGGGTGGTTATAACCTTACTGATTATGACTGGGGTGTTGGTGATGAAGCAAGAGAAACTGCTCGGTGGTTAAACGATAAGCATGGTATCTCTAAAGAAGTACAAATGGAATATGAAATTAAATCAATGTTTGTTTGGCAATAGGGAGAATCACATGAGATTAGTTTACGATAAAACAGGTATTGAAGTTAAGACTGGTGATGTTGTTCATTTACACAATGTTCCGCACTTCGTTGTAGCTTTCAACAAACCTTACAAACCTGCCAGCAGTGGCAAAGTGTTTGTTAGACAAATGTCTGAAGAGGGTTACGGCATGGAATACTTTGTTGGCGTCATTGATGCCACTTGGATTGAAAGAGAAGACCATGAATAGAATATCTTCTGACCAAGTGCTGTTCTTTGTTGGCGATACTGCACAACTAGAAACACTTGCTGAACTTGTCTGCTCAGTAGCCAATGGTGATTATCCTGCCAAAGACCTATATGACGATATCGCACTTTATATGCTGACTGGTAACAGATTAACTGACGAGGCTTAATTAGCCGAAACGCTGTGAAGCGTCTTAATCAACTGCTAGGAGAAAC